ATCGACAATTTGAGTAAATGGCTTGCGCCTTTCGTTCATTGAGTCGATTGTCTTTTTTGCTTTCGATAAAAAGATAGATAGCTGTTCATCGTTAAAGTCATTCATTCCATTTTTGGCAATTTCGACTAATTTTTGACCCGCTTCTATAGCTTTTGTCTTGCTAGAGATATTTAGCTGTAAAATCTCCGGTGCTGTTGCGACTATCTCTTGTAGTTTTTGAACTTCCAATAGTCCTGAATCTGTTGTTGATAAATCTGTTGTCATGATAATTTATTTGTGTTGTTTAAAATCCTTCTGAATCATCGAAAACTACTACCCCAGGGGCTTTCTCTTCTGTTTGCGTTTCGGCTGCAAACGATGGACTAGCTTCCACCTCTTCAATTTCTCCCTCAAAGCTTACAAATTCGCCTATTCTCAATTTTGTGTAGGCTGCCATTGCGTGTTTGATTGTCTTTGTACTCAAGAAACCCGGGTCAATCCCTCCATCTTGTGAAGTGTATAGAGCATTTGCAGAGGTTTTATTTTGCTTCAGTGAGTAGTTCTTTAATCTTTCAATGTCATCTAGTAGCAACCACTTAAAATCAATTCCATTGTTCGGCAAAACGATACACACATACGATCCAAAAATCGTTTTTGACTTGCGAGGAATACACGGCATATATTCGATTGTCAACTCTCCTCGATCATTCGTTTTTGGTTGGAAGTGATCTCCCTCGTAGAGAATGATAGGGTTATTCATTCGGATGATTTGTCCGGATCGGATTCTTAGATTTAATTCACCGTAAGCCGTGATTACAAAATTTGCAGTTTGGATCCACGAATCAGCTGCGCCATTTTGTTTTACTTTTGTTGAGCGACTCTCAAGGAAAGCCTCTGACTTTTGCCCAGGTTGGATAGATAAGTTATTTACTGCGATCTCTAAAAATGCAGAGTAAAGGCTTATCCCGGTGCACTCCATCAGTTTTGCATTTGTCTGAAATGACTTTCTGTAGTAGAGTGATTCTTTTGAGAAAATTGTCTCTGCCTCCTCCTGACTGATTCGGTGAATTTTCATCAGCGTTGTGATGAATTGAATTGCTACCGGTATCTGTTTCACTAAATCTCTTCTATCCGGACAGTCTAAAAAATTGACCTCGGAAAAGCCTGTTAGATCTAGGCTTGTTGTTTCTTTGAATTTTGCTGTGTCCATAACTTGTTTTCTAATGCTTCCAGTTGGAAGTCTTTGTTTTTGAGTTGTCTTTCTAATGAGTGATTCTTTGCTTTGAGGACATTATTTTCACGATAGAGCCTTTCTTCGTTTGACATTCCCTTTTTAGAGAACTTGCCTTTTTTATCACGAACCCAAACTCGCTTTGTCTCTGCCAGTCCATCAATGGTTAGTTGCTTGTAAGTTCGCATAGCCCTATGATTTTATCAAACCTTTTCTCGTTTCGCTTCTTGCGAGCCTCAGCAATTCTGATTTGTCTGTCAAGGTATTTGCCTCCAACATACATGTATAGTTCTTTCCCTTGCTCTTTAGTCGCTTTTAGTTGCATTTCAAGGTGTAGTGCTGATTCGATTCTGTCTGCTATATCGGCTATTTCCATTGCCTTTTCAATTCTTTGAATTGTTGTCATTTTAGTAGATTTGAGTGATTAGTTCTTGTAATTGCTCTTCGTGAATTGCGATGCATTCATCGCACATCGACCATCCGTCGCATAGGGTTAGCGGTTTTACTTCTCCGCAATTATCACATTTGAATCCGATGGGCTCTTGTTCTCTGAGAACCTCTCCATCTCCGCACTGTGAGCATTGATAAGCTCCGTGACACTCGCTGCACATATCAGATTGATTTAGCAATGTTCTCTAAAATCTGAGTGAATGTTTCAAGGAGCATTCCGGCCACGCTGAAACTGTCTTTTACATCTCCATTTCGGAGCTTATAGGCCATGTTGTGATTGAAATCTACAACTACTGTATTACCACCACCGAAATCATGTTCCATCCGGTTTTCTGCTGTGTGAAAAATTGTTTTCCAAGTCATAATTTATCTTTTATAGGTTTTAATTTTACCGTCCTTATGTAGTTCTAAGCCCTCCATGTAAGCGTCTAGATCCTTTTTCTCGTAGATTATCTTTGTGCCCTTTTTTCTGAATGGTAGCTTATTTAAGTCTCTAGCCTCTCGTAGTGTTTCAGTTGAAAAGCTTGTATAAACGACTGCTTCTTTTTCCGCAAACCACCGTTTATTGCTGATGTCGAGTATTACCGTCATTTTCGATTCTTGTTACAATTACTTTACTACCGGTTAACTCGGTTGAGAAACTCCTACCCAAAGAGTTTTTAATTCTGTTGAATCTAGTTTTTAGGCTCTGTAGTGTTTCAAGATCTTTCAACTTGAACTCTTTTGCTTCTCCAATTTCTAATTCTAGGCAAGCTGCCTCAATGGACATAACAGCACTCTGTTTCTCCAATTTTGTTTTGCGTTCTTTGATTTCTTCTTTCATTTTGTTTTAGTTATTAATCGCCTTTGTATGAATTTGAGTTATAGTAATCTTGCATTGATTGAGGGTTTGGAGTCCATGAGGTTTGCATTTCTTGAACTGGAGCAGACTCGTTTATTTTTCTTTTGATTGCTTCTTTCATTTCAGCCCAAACTGTTGTCAATGCGAAAGACAGCGAGTAGTACTTTTCTTTTACTAAGTACCAAGCTCTTTTCATTAATCTGCTTTTATTTATTTTTTCCATAACCTTAATATTATTGTCGTTATATTTGCGACATTCAATTCTATTTCGTTATTTTGCTGTTACAATTGTAACACGATGCAAATATACTGGAAATATCCTATATACAAAATAATAATGCTGGAAACATCCTATATTTAATGTTTATTAACTGTGAAGTGTATTTGGATTTATTGAAATAAAAAAGCCCATCATTTCTGACGGGCTTAAATAGAAGTATTTATGGAAGAAAAAGATTACGATGTCACCTCTGACTACATCAAGGGTGCGATGGAAAGAGAAGATGCTGAAAATGAAAAAAGAAATAGGGAAAAAAGAAATGAGCGCACAAAGTTTTATATAGAGGTTACTCTGTCTTTTATAGGAGTGGTAATAGCTATTGTAGCGTTATTTTGTACAATTTTCTAATGATTTTTTTGTCTGGGTTAATGGTATGGAAAATATAGTATGAAACCTATTTAATGAGTTTATCCCGTATTTAGTTTCAGTGAAAGAGATAATTGATCGCAAGGCGGCTTCTACTGTTTTAATTGAATTGTATGGTGCTATCTGAAACCAAAATAAAGGCATAAACCAGTATTTAATCTGAGTTCCATATCCCGCATATTTGTTTTCTACAATCCGAAATTTGTTGATTTTTTTGATTAGCATAACTTTAATTTTTTAGTGAATAAATAATTTGAACTGCAAATATACAGGAAAATTCCAATATCATGAACGCAAAAGAAAAAATAGAAGCCATTCTGGTACATCTTGATTTAAAAGCTCCGACATTTGCTAGTAACATAGGGGTGAAGTATACTAAGATATTTGATATACAAAGAGAGAAAACTAAGAAAATATCTGGAGATGTTGCGAATGCAATCATTATAAAATACCCTGAGTTTAATTTGAGTTGGATATTATCAGGTAAAGGGTCAATGTTGAATACTGATACTGACACAATAAAAAGCGAGAATCAATCCATACCATCGGATAGTAACTTTATGCTAGTGCCTCTTTATAGTCACGATGTAGTAGGGGGTATAAATAATCAGGAGTCTGACACGAATGGATACGTAACCGGATACATGCCTTTTGTAAATGCAAAACAAGGCGATATATGCGTCCCAGTAACTAATAATAGTATGGTGCCAACCTATCCGCCTGGGACAATAGTTCAGATAAGGAGACTAGACTATTGGAAAGAGTTTGTTGAGTTTGGAAAAGTTCACATTATTGAGCTAATGGATGAGCGTAGGCTTATCAAAGTAATACGGAAAGGAAAGGATGATAGTCATTTCACGCTGGTGTCTCATAATAAAGAGTACGATGATGCAGAGATATCAATAAAATTCATTCAAGCTGTTTGGCTTGTGCTATCAAAATATGAAAAAGTTGTAATGTAGTTGAATCAAATAATCAATATAAAGTATTACCTAAAAACAAATGAATTATTATGGAGACAAATGAAAAAATGATTGCATTGCAAATGTACGAGTCAAGAAAGCTTCAATCAGGAACAGCGTGGTTGCTATTCTTATTGTTGGGATGGTCGTATGGATCTATGAACGCAATGGGTAAACAGATACTATTCTACATTACTCTTGGCGGCCTAGGAATATGGACACTAGTTCGATTATTTACATTAGGCGGGGCGATAAAAGACTACAATAAACAAATTGCTATATCAGCGGGTCTAGGAGCTGATGACCTTATGAGATTAGGATTAGTATAGTTATTTCGCGACCAGATGCCATCTAAGTATACAAGACAACTGGTCGCAATTTCAACACAAAAAATAGAGTTAATAACCGTAATATAACTGCAATCATTTTTCTGAGTGTTTACAACTTATTGTTTTGCAATTGATTATATAGGCTTGAAATTAGTCTGGGGGACCAGTGGTCGCAAGTTCGAATCTTGTCATCCCGACTGCTATTTAAGGCCTATATCAATGCAATTTAGCTAATGATATAGGCCTTTTTCATTATTACAGTTTTATTTCAATTATTGATTCTATCCAAATATCAACCATTATATCAAAACAAAAAACTGCAAGCAAACTGCAATGGCAACAATTAAAATGTATTTGGATAAGCGGACAAAGAACGCTCAAGGGAACCACCCTATTAGACTTCAATTCAATTCTAACTCAAAAACGGCTACATATAGCTTTAATATTTTTGTGGCTGAACCTGACTGGGATAATAAAAACAGATGTGTCCTTTCTTCAGATAAAAAATTCAAACAGAAAAACAAGATTATAGAGGAGGTTTTCGACAAAGCAGAAAGATATTTAGATGATCTGAAAGACAAAGGCCGGCTAAATGCAAATGCAGTAAGCATAAGAGATGGGTTTGCCGATAAGAAAGAGGTAGTCACGTTTATGAGTTACTTTTCAAAGGTGATTGAGAACAAATCCGGAGGAACAAAAGAGAGGTACCAAGGGACGTTCGACCGAGTGAATGACCTTAAAGGATCAGAACTGTACTTCGAGGATATAAACAAAGCCTGGTTAGATAAATTTGTAAAGTACCTTGAGAGTAGGGGAAACTCGGTAAATACCATCGCTATAAATCTGAGGAATATTCGTCATGTATATAATTCAGCTATTGATAATGATATTGTTTCTCTTGAGTTGTACCCGTTTAGAAAGTTCAAGATAAAGAAAGAGGACACCATTCATCGCGATATGACACTTCGCGACTTCAAAAAGGTAATGAAGTTTTCCGGATCTGATGTTCAGAACTGGTCGCGTGATGTGTTCATGCTGTCATTTTACCTTATAGGTATAAATATGAAAGATTTGTTCTTTCTTGATAATTACGATACCCGGGTGAAGTATAGTCGGTTTAAAACAAGTAGGCTTTATAACTTGAAAATTGAACCTGAAGCCCAGGAGTTGATCAATAAGTTCAGAGGAGAAAAGACCTTACTCAATTTCTCTGATCAGTTTGAATTACATACCAGTTTTAGAAATAAAGTGAATGACTACCTTTCGGAAATAGCGATTGAGTTGAAAATTAAAAAGTTTACTACCTACTCAGCACGTCACAGCTGGGCTACCTTTGCCGGTGAACTTGATATCCCGGACAAGACAATATCAAAAGCCCTAGGACACGGCAAAAAGACTGTAACTGATATTTACAATCACTTCAATGATAAAAAGGTTGATGAGGCAAATAGGAGAGTGATTGATTATGTATTTAAGAGGTTCAGAGTAGTTAGACCATTCAGGTATAATAAAAAATAGTCCCTACTTTCACAAGTAAGGACTATCGACGTTATGACACAAAGATTATTTTATAAACAGTAATTTTACAGCTGTAATCACTCCGAGAGTTAGTCCGGATCCAATAAGTATTCCGTTTCGCTCAATGAAGTTTCTTTTGGTGACTTTCGATAAGTCTTTATTGATTCGTAACTGTTCTTTGAATGCATGGTCTGATTGAACTAGCATTGTATCTTTGACTATGTTCTGTTTATTGCATTCTGATAGCTGAATTGAATCGTTGTATGCTTTCAATGATAAATCAAAGATAAGTGATTCCTGATCGTTTATCGCCGTATTAGCTACAACAGTTGTATTAGTATCTTTTCGTGCAACCTCGACCGACTGTTTAGCCTTTGCTGTCTTGATAATAATAACCGGCTTGAGTCCATCAGATATTTTTTTGTGGTATGCTTGAATTACTTTCGAAGAGTCGAGTAATTGTTTTGTATACTTTTTGTCAAGATTAGATTTAAGCTCATTTAAGGCCGTTTCTTTCTCAGCCTTAGTAAACGTTCGTTCTGCATTGTTTGATGTGCAGCGTGGTACCGAGATGATAGCTACAATTAGTAATATGGGAATGATTACCCACCAAGTTCGAGATAAAAAGTTTTTCATATTATTTGTATTTTAAGTAAGCTTTTTCTAGTGTAATATCATATCTTTCTCGCTTCCATATAGCCGCCATTCTTACAAAATCAAATCCATTATAACGACAAGAAACCCCATACCAGTTGTGAGCAATTATATCAGCTTTCAACTCTTTATCAGTGTCGATAAACTTGCATATTTGCCATATTTGGCGGTCGATACCTTTCTTGGCGTCGTCCCACATGGCGTGGACAGATTCGTAACCAAGGCGTTTCCAATGGAATCCCATTATTTGCCCGATTCCTATTGATGTCGCTTCCATGGCTGCCGTTTTGTTCTTGCTGAATGCGTCATTAAAGGCCAACCATTCTTTGCTCTGAACTTCAACCTTATTCAGCGACCATTTTCCGGACGGTGCATAGGGTGCTTTCTTACGGTACCAACTAGGCTCGAACTGTATAATGATCTTACCGGTTACATCGTCGAAACCCTTTCCGCCTGTTTCGGCAGATATAAATGCCATTACGGCACGGGATTCAATTTTGAATATAGCGGCAGCATTCCAAACTATTGGTAGTAATTCTTTCATTTCGCTTCCTCCTTATTATTCATTATTTCCTCAATTTTCGATTCTTCAATTCCCAGTTTTCGGGATATCTCACCCTGAAGGTATTTTGAAAGGAGTCGAACGACTGGCGTATTGGGAGATAAGATTAAAATATGACCACATACCGACCACAATTCGGCAGCGCATAGAATAGCGCAACCCACCCTGGAGGAAATATACCAATCCTCATTAAGCCCTTTCTCACTAAGACAAATCATGGTGAAAATGCTTAAATAAATGGCTATTTTCATTGCCGATTTTGTTATACATTGACTCAGG